GCTGCTCTTTTTTCTGAAGCAACTCCAGCGGTTTCAGAAATTTGTTTTGACCTAACAACGCTTTCCATTGGACTTCTCAGCTCAGGGAATACCCTAAAAAATCCTTCATTGTCTCTGACAAATTGATTTGCCTGACTAGCAGACATATTTTCCATTTTTGTTCTAAAGAAACCACGAACAGAATTAACCAATTCTTGTTTTTTACCGCCAACCAAATCTAATAATCTTTGAGCTTTTTCTTGGCTTCCGTCTAAAAAGTAATTTGATGCAGATTTTTTGTCGGAAGAAAATAAAGCATTTTCTTCTGCTTGTATTTCCATATCTGTTAATGCTTTTCCTCGCCCGACTGTTGCTCTCGAAATAGGTTCTGACAATTCTTTATATTTGTTAATATATTCGCCTACTCTGGGTTCGTAAGCGTTCATTGCTTTACGAAGCTCAACAGCGAGGTCTTTCATGCGAGACGCTTCTCCCGCCTTAAATCCAGTAACCGATGACAAGTCTTCTTTCTCTAACAACCTACGCATAAATTCTGCTTGGTCAAGAGTCATTGGCTGAAATTTGGTTGTCTTTGGTTCACGACCATCTATTGAAGCTCTTAATTGTTCAACCGCCCACTCTCCGTTATCTAAAGGTATTTCTTCTCCTCTAATGGCAGAATACCTTTTTGCTAAATCACTTCGATAAGGTTCTGGCAATCGACTAATTTGAGTTTCAATTTCCCCCATAACTTTATTAAATTCTTCAGCACTTTTAGGATTTGTGGCAATAAAATCTCCACCAGCTTCTCTATTTCTAGCTGCCTCAAAAGCAGGTTCTTTTAATTTAGTTATTGATTCTTCTTGGCGAGTGCCTTTTAATGCTTGAAGGTTCTTTTGTCCTTCTGGCTGAATAACCGCCCCAACATCTTCTGCTAAAACAGTTTTTTGAGGGCTAAGTTTGTCGAGGGAATTACTAACCTCTTGCTCTCTAGCTGCTTGACGAGATGCAGCAACAGATTCTCTACCACCTAATTGTTCTTGGGCTTTACCAACGGCAGCCAATTTAGATTTAGGAGCTTGCATTGCTTTTTCAGCTCCCAATATTACATCCTCAGCTTTCCCTGATAAATTTGTCTTTAATGCGTTTGCCAGACGTTCAGCTTCCGTTCCTTTTGCTAAAGAATAATAATCTTTTGCTTTCTTAGCCAAATTAACAGCCCCTTTGGCTGCACCAACTCCTCCCGTAGCAATAGAAGGCGCAAGCTGAGTCAATGTTTCTGCTATTGGTCTTCTCTCTGGAGTAACAAGCCCTAAGTCTTGCATTTTTTGACCAATCCATTCAGAACCACCCACAGGTTTTTCTTCTCTGTACCCAAACGGCCTCAAAGCCATTGTTGCAAGGTCAACGGGAGCGCCTAAAGTTCCTGCAACCAAAGCTCTATTTCCTACATCTGTAACAGGACGAACAACATCTGATATTGGAGTTTCACTTTGCTTAGACTCAAAAGGGTTGTGAGAAACCGTTTGACCGCCAGTTAATTCAGCAGTTGCAAAAGGGTCATAGGATACTTTTTCACCAGCCATTATTGCCCCCAGTTAATATAAGGATTGTTATCTTTGTCCCAGGGTTTGGACGGGTCTGTCAAACTATACCAATTTTTATCAGCAGCTTGTTTAGCTGTTTCTGGGGCATTAGATGGACGTTTAGATTCTTGAGTAATGCTTTGAGGATTGATTCTTCCTCTCATATCATTTGCCATTTCATCCATAATTGCAAAAGTCAAATTTGTACTAGCTTTTCCAGCCGTTCTTGCCATTTCAAGTTGCATATCATCAAATAATTGATTGATAGACGCAGCATTAAATTGATTTTGAGACAACAAATCGTTATATCGTTTTTGGAAAGCAACCGTAGACCCAGAGCGACCAGAGCCTGCTAATCCTTGCTCGTATCTGGTTAGCATAGAAGCGTATTTTTTTGCAAATAATAAAGCCTCTTGGTCTGCGGGAGGAATAGATGACTCATCAAAAGGCTGACCACCTGGTTGCATTGATTTCAAATATTTATCAGTAAATTGACGTATTTGTCCTTGCCTACCGACTAGATTAGGATTTTTTGCCACCTCATCTTTTAAATCTTTAAGCTCTCCCATAGAACTGACTGCGCTTTGAACAGCAGCTTTTTGAGCTTTGTCAGCAATGTGAATTCCTTTTGAGTCAAGATATTGAGAAACGTCATCAAATCCTTTAAGTTTCTGACGTTCCATATCAAGACGTTCTCGACCTTGACGTTCTATTTCTCTTTCGTGAGAACGTCTTTCTGCACGGTCTTCTTCCGCACGTTTTTCAGCTTTTAATTTTTCGTTGATTTGCCAAGCCTTTTCAGACAACTCATAAGTCGCTGCAACTCCCATCTTATCCAAATATTCACCCATTTGTTTGGCTTGATGGTTGGCAATAGCCTGTCTAGCTTGTGCTAATCCCAGTTCTTTGTTGACGGAAGCAGTATCAGCAGCACGTTTAAGTTCGTCTCTTAATCCTTCTACCGCCTTACTGAGAGACTTTTGATTTTCGTCAAAGATGTCTTTTTGTTTTTTGTATACGTCTTGTTGGCCTTTTTGATACCCTTCTAACATTCCATTTTGGGCAGATAAAGCAGCCTGAGCAGAACCTTTAGCTCCACCGCCAATCAAGAAACCAAGAATGTTGGTCATTGCAAAAATATTTCCCAAATTACCAGCAGTCTGTTGAGTGGGAATAAAAGGTTGACCTAACTCATCAATAGTCTTTTCGTATTTTTGCTTTAATTCTGTAGGTTCACGTTCTTTAGCAAACTGTTCTGTTGTTGCAGCCTCAGCTTTAGCCATTTCTTGTTGACCATAAGCCTTTTCTTTTTTTTCGGCAGCCTCAACTTCGCCCTTGGCTTTTGATGCTTCAAGAACGTTTTTGGCAAATGGGTCTTTTATGCCCATGATGTCGGATAGTGTTTCAGCCATGTCTACCCCTTATGATGTTTGTTGAACTGTAGTTGTAGTCGTATTCTGACCAGGTAATCCAGTAGCCCCCGCAACCGTTCTAGCAATGTTTTGAGCATAGCTAGAAGTAAGTTGATTGATGTACTGGTCAGCTTGTATTCCTGTTTGGATAGCTCCCTGGGCAATCTTATCTCCCACGCCTTGCAACTGGATACCCATGTTCATCTGGTTAGCTAACAAGCTCTGAGTCAAATTAGCTATTTGATTAGCTGCTTGAGCTGCGCCTACACCGCCCCTAGCTTCTGCTCCTTGAGCCAATTGGGCACGTGCAGCCTGTAGGGTTTGTTGGTTAGCAGGAGTTAGCTGACCTTGATTAGCCAACTGTTGTAACTGCTGACCTTGCTGTTGATAAGGTGCAGCCATAGACTGAAGTTGTTGTTTTGCCTGAGCAGCTTCATTTTGAGCTTTCTTGACGGCATTAGCTCCTAAAATAGCCTGCGTACCGCCAATGCCAAGAGCAGCTAAAGTTTTAGGCTCACTCAAATAATCTAATGTTTTTTGACCAAAAGATTTTTCTGGGGCGGTAGGAGTTGCTGCTATTGGCTGGCCTCCTGTTTCCCCTAGTTGAGGCGAACTAGCGTCAGAAGTTTGACCAACAGCAGTTCCTCCTGGCGTAAATGTTGTTCCAGCAGGAGTTAAAGAATAGTCTGTTGACGGAGAAAAACCAGAAGTTATAGGTGCGGTAGAAGGTACGCCCGCTGGTTGTGGCGCAATACTGTAATTGGTTGACAAAGATGATGGGGCGCTAATATCTCCTGTATTTGACGCAGGAGAAAGAGTAGTTGCCTGAATATCAGGCATTAATACAGGCGCAGTAGTAGGGGTTTCTGTTGCAGGAGATGCCCCTGATATTTGCAAATTATCGTCTAGCTCGTAAGAAGGAATACCCTCTGGAGTAATACGACCAGAACCACCTCTACGCTTTAGTAACGCGGCTTCTTCTTCATTGATGAAGGCAAGTTTGTGCCCAGGAGGAGCTTTTGCTTGAAGCAATTTAGCAATCTGGCGAACATCTCCGCCCATGCCTGTAAGTTTTCTAATTGCACTCATACGTTTAAGCCTTCCTTCAATGATGAATATTTGTCGCCCCATGCCAACTCTGGAGCTTTTCCCGTACTAGGGTCTAGTTCAGTTCCCCCAGGTGAGCCTCCTGTTGTAGAAGACGTTGTCCCTGTACTTCCTCCAGAACTTCCTACGCCAGTTGTACTTGCACTTATAGCCCCAAGTCCTGGTGATTTAGGGGCTAATGCCGTGCTTAGGCCAAATCCAAAAACAGATTGCAATGCGGATTGAGCTTCTGGGGACAACCCTGGCGTTGTTTGTGGCGTAGAAGTTAGTGTATCTGTTGGAGTGTCTCTAGTAAACCCGTAATCAACGCCTCCAGGCGTAAATACAGTAGGAGATAAAGTGTACTGTATACCTGGAGCTTGAGGTTCAGCAGGAGCAACCGTTTCTCCCGTTAAAACGCTAGAAGGCAATTTCAACCCTTCTGTGCTTGTGGGGGCGTCTTCAAATTGACTAACTTGTGGCAACGCATTTGTCGGTACGGTCAGACCTGTACCAGACATTGGTCCAGGCGAAGTTAATGAAGATACTTCTTGTGCTCCCGCTGACGCTAAACCACTTACTGCGCCCCCTGTTAACGCACCTTTTGCAACATCTTGACCCGTAAGCGCTGCTTGCGTAGCTCCTCCCGCAGCTCCTCCTGCTGCGGAAGCCAAAGGATTGGTGCTATTAGTTGCAGCTCCAGAAATTGGAGACGGACCAACTTCGGGAGCAACCAGTTGAGTTACCTCTGACCCTACTCCTGCACTAGCAGCAGCCGTTGCTATTTGATTTACATTACCACCATTAGCAGCCTCAACAGCAGCAGCAGACACAGCAGCAGTCGCAGGAGCACCAATAGCGCTAGATAAAGCTATTCCTTCTGGGCCAAGTGCAGCAGTTAACACCGAAGTTTCAATAATTGGCAAAGGATTGTTAATAATAGCTTGACCAACGTCACCAACTTGTTTAACTGCTTTATTGACTGCGTTACCTAAATCGCTGATTGGATTTGGATTGGATGAACTGCTCATATTACACCTCTACCACAACAAACATTTGACCACCAGGCATAGGTTGCAACTTATATTGCAAACCAGCCATCGTGAGAACTCTCTCAATTTGGGGGTTAGCCATGTGAAATCTTCCTTGATGAAACTTTGCAACCTTCATCGCTTTAGCAAATTCTTTTACGTCTTTGACTAATTCTTGTGGCGTAGCAGCCGTATCCATTGCAACGTCAGCAACCCCATTGCCTTTGTTGTAATAAGAAAATAGAGTGTTACCTGACCGCATAACTCTAAATTTAGGGTCAGTTTGAACCAGGTGTGCCATAGCCCCGTGTACTTTCTTGGGGTCTTGACCGCTACGAGCTAGGCTCTTTGCCAAAATATCTTGTGTGCTCATCTTAACCATTACACAACTCCTAAAGCGGTTGCTATTTGTTGATGAATATCTTGATGGACTCCTATCCAATCATAAAAATCATCCTCAACGTTAAAATCTGCATCCAGCAACTGAAACGGGTTATTCAGGCTAAGAATAGTTGCTAATGATTCGTGCATCTGGTTGTGAATCAGTAACCAATCGTCAATATTGGACGGGTCTATTTCTTCTATAGGATAAAAAGGCGTAGACACTCCTCTGCTATTAAGTGTTTCAAAAAATAACTGGTGTTGCAAATAGTTTTCAAACGCAAGCCTACCGAGACCTTGGACATCCCCAAATTCTACGTAAGCTAAGTCGTCTTGATTCAAGATTTATCTGCCTTGTTATCTAGCTTGTTGAAAATCTGTTTACAAATATCTTTGATTTCGTCAATATCTCTGCGATAGTCTTCTTTTGTAACGTAATCTTTTGGCATATCCCGAATGTCTAAATCCAAACGGTCTATAGCCTTAGTGATATTGTTCAAGACCCATCCCGCAAGAAATCCTGCAATAGTTACAGCAATATCAAATAGTTGTTGTAGTTCCATGTTTTATTGGGCGTAATAAGGGACTTTCACGACAGTACCATTCAAGTCAAAAAGCATATATCCCTGCGGAACAAGAGGAATACTAGCCGTAGACATAGTGGCGTTGGCGTTAGTTGTAGCCGTGTGATTGATTGTTTGAACGTTTTGTGTACCAGCAGCAATAGTTACGTTGGCAATATAAGCCGTGTTGTTTGCGTATACGGTAATAGCGTCCGTAACAGAACCGTTGGCAAGAATGTGAATTGCGTTAGCAGTTGTTGTACCAATGACAACATCTGAGTTAGCACCGTACACATAAGTTGCATTAGGAAGGTTTAACGAGCCTGTGCCGTTAAATCCAGAGCTGTTCATGCCGAAGTCACCGTAGTACCCGTTGGCAGCCCCTTTATCGTTACTCACAACAAAGTCCGAGGAAGAATTACCTCCTGGGTTTATGTTTTGTAAAATAATTTGAGCGTAATTGTTTGAGTTTATAGAGTAAGACGCAAATATGTTTACGTCAGAATACCCTAGCGTTCCGTAACTAAATGCACCAGCAGATAGGGCGGGTGAAATTGATTCTGTAGCTATAAAAGCATTAGCAGTAATCGTATTATCTGTTATGTTTCCACCAATAATAGTTACGTTAGAAAGCGTCAGATTACCCAGGCTAGTTACTGTACTGCCTAACGCTACTGTTGTATTACCTATAGTTACAGAACTATTTGCTAACTGGCTATTTGCAATACTACCTAACGTTCCGCCTAAAGTAATATTTCCAGAAGAAGTAACGTTTCCAGTTAATGTTATTCCGTTAACAGTTCCGTTTCCTTGTACCTGTGTAACAGTACCGCTATTGGTGTTGGTTGCGGTAAGCGTTACGTTACCTGTTAATGCCCCACCTCCAGTTAGTCCAGAACCTGCAATAACATAAACAGTATTAGCCACTGCCCCTGCAACGTTAGCCACAGGTATAGTAGATATTGAACCACCTAGCGGTACAGATGTTCCTGTAATTGTGATTGCACTATTTTGTAATTGTGCGTTGGTAACTCCAAATAGAGTACCTCCTAACGTGAGGTTACCAGACGTAGTTACATTGCCCGTAAGCGTAATACCGTTGACAGTACCATTACCCTGTACTTGTATAACAGTTCCGTTAGTAACAGTTCCAGATATTGTAGTTACAGTTTTTAACATAGTAATACTTTAGTATCAATCACCATCGCCAGGCGTGATGTATATTGTTGCAGTGCTTGTTGTTGCATTTGCAGAAAAATACGCATTAGGTACAAACGTAATAATCTCGTCTGTTCCTGGCAATAGTGGTAAGCAATTAGACTGCGTACTTGTTGGGACAACAGCACCAGAAGACGCTAACGCAGATGTCTGCCCATATCCCAAAATAACAACAACAGCACCACTATTGATAATCCTGTATTGGTTGCCACCAAGTGTTGCAGACGGTACTTGTACAGGCGCAGGAGCAGTTGTAGTAGCCGTAATGACTACTGTGTTGCCGCAAGGAGAAAATGGTGCTGATACTGACATTATTGTTCCTGTGGAGGCGTTTGTTGTTCTACTATTTCTTTTTGAATAGCGTCAATAAGTTGTCTAACTTCTCCGTGAGGTTTAGTATTCAAATATTGCATAAGAGCGTTAAACAACTGAACTGGTAAAGTGATTTTTTCCATTAGATTCCCTCTATAAATTTAAGTAAAACAATAACTACAGAAATAATTAAACCAACAATCATTTGGTGAACTGGGGTTAGAGATAGCTCCATAACAAAGCCTTGCAATACAGAAAGAATTGCAACAACCAAAGCCCATTGGACCTGCTTAGATTTTAATGTTGTGATTAGTTGGTTCATACGCCTACCTTAGTTTGTAATGCGGTTACTTGGGTTTGTAGGGTTGTTACTTGGGCTGAGAGTTCTTTTATAGCGGCAACCAAAAGAGGAATTGTTTCCGTATAACTAACACCAAGATACTCTGTTTTATCTTCAGAATTATATTTTGTTGTTAAACTAATAACTTCAGGTAATACTGATTGAACATCTTGAGCTATTAAACCAACTTGCGGTTTATTGCTTGCATCGTCTTTCCAAGTAAACTCTGCGGCTCTTAAAGAGCAAACTTTTGATAAACCATTTTGTATTTCACCTGTTATGTTTTTAAGTCGCTCATCTGATGAGTTTGTCCATGAAGTTCCACCTGCGGCAACATAGGGCCCTGCTGTATAACTAATTGAAGCTCCAGCCGAAGATGTCCCAGAAGTGGTTAATATAATAACTCGACCAGTTCCATTATCGTTTAACGCAACAATTTGAGAATATCCAGTTGTAATTGCTTTATCAGCACTACCATTCCAATAGCCGTTATTTCCATATCCTGAAGAACCACCATTAGGTGTTGCAGAACCATAATTTAATTGACCTGCCGCACCAAACTGAAAAGCAGTTCTTCCACTCCACCCACTAGGAGTAACTCCTAATCCTAAATTTGCCCCATCAAAATCTAATACAGATGGATTTGACACCGCTACGTTGCTACTGTTGATGTACACCACACCGTTGGCGCTACCACCAGACAATCCGCTTATAGTTGCATTTGTTAACGTCAAGTTTCCAACAGTAGTGGTTGTATTCCCAAGACCTACAGTTGCGTTACCAAGCGTTGCATTTGTTGCAAAGTTAACGTCTAACTGCGACAACGGTATAGATGTTGTTGCATTTCCAAAAATATAGGGTACACCAGACATATTAGAACCTCACTCTTAATTCGTGTTCAAACTCAAACGTATTTACTACAAACCCTGCATTATTGGAAGTCATGGTCAATCCCAAATACTTTCCGTACTGCAAGGCATCCGATTTATACAAATAATACCCCGTGGATAACAACCACTGGATAACAGTGCCACTGTTATTTACCCAAGATATTACCTGAGAACTGTTATTTAGCCAAGATACTCCTGTATCTGACAAAGAATAAGTTGGACTAGACCCTTGTTCAGAATCAACAGTTACATTAAATTGTCCACCGTTTGTTAACGTGGCTTCTACCCCAAATTTTAACGCTTGCTTGGTTCGAATAGGGTCTCCCATATCCTGCAAAGCCGTCTGAATATAACTAGGAATAGACGCAGTTGTACTGTTGTAAAACAAATATAGCGCATTAGATGTATTTGTACCGTAAAGATTTACTTTTCCACCTATTGGCGCAGATGTGACATATTGAATCTGACCCTGGTACGTAATAAACCATTTTTTCTCAAAAAACACGGCTTGAATGTACCTAGACCCACCAAATCCAAACGGACAAGACGAATTAACATAAAAGTTAAAGACAGCACACAAAATATTATTGAGCAGTGCCTGTCCAGCCGTTACTGGCTTTGTAAAGTCTATATAAGGGAAAATACCGTCTAATGGGTCGCTAATCTTGGTGGTCGTAGAACCCACAAGAGCGTACACCCCATAGTCATTTAGGAACAATACAGACCTAAAATACGGAAATATGGCGTAAATACGCTTAGAACCGATAGAAGCAGATACGTTGGTATTGGTAAATACGGTACTTCCTGTAGAAGTAACTTGTAAGTTACTGAATACGTTAATGCTATCGTCCCCAAAAATGTACAAAAAGTTGTTGGCGGACAAAATGGCCTGAATGTTGCCGTGCAAAGTTGAGTCTGTCAGATTAAACGCTACCGCAGACACAGAACTAAAATCTGTAGGGCTAACTGCACTAGACGCATAAACTGTACGCCCTGCCGCTACCCAAACACGCCCTGAGAACGTAGCTACATCCACAATTCCGTTAGTATTGACAATGGCAGTAGCAGTTGCATTGGCAGTCACGTTGGCTGTATACCCGTTTGCAAAGCTCACTGTAGGCGCTGAAGTGTACCCAGAACCAAGATTGTTCATAATAACCTGGGTTACAGCGTTGCCAGAAACGATTGCAGTACCGTTAGCTCCTGAGCCTCCACCGCCCGTAAAGGTTACGTAAAAAGACCCGTTAGCACCGTATCCAAAGCCTCCAGAATTGATTAAAACAGAGACTGTACCCGTAGCAAAAGTGGTCAGTTGGGCAATAGCTGTAGCGTTTGTTGTTGCTCCACCGCCCTTAATCGTAATTGACGGGGGTGACGTGTACCCAGAACCCGCATTTGTAAGCACGACAGTATTAACTGTGTTAGCCGTGGTAATTGTAGCCACAGCAGTAGCCTGTATACCGCCAGTCTGATTAGGCGCTCCAATAATCACGTCAGGAGCAGCCGTGTAACCAGCCCCAGGGTTAGTAATGCCAATAACACCGATAGAACCTATGGCTACAAGGTTGCCTCCATCCCATTCATAAAGACCGTTTACAGGGTCTCCAATAAACAAATTTGTATTCTGATACTGAGCAGTAGATATACCTGAGCCTGTAAACGTTCCCGCAGCAGCAATATTTCCACCAGATAAACTGGTTAAATCAAAATATTGCATTGCGCCATTAGATTCGGCTGCAACTAGGTAATCATCCGTAATATTGGCGCTTGTCAAATAAGTGACAGCGTTGGAAAAAACGACAGCATTACCTGACGCATTATTGACGGTTGTAGATTGAGGTGTAATACGCAAATTACCCGAACCAACGGGCATAGCGTTCTCTAGCCAATAAAACTCATCTTTTTCGATTGCCGTGCGGTTGGCTTTGGTGTCAATTCCTTTGAATTGTTTGATAACCGCATAACTTTTCTTTTGCTCGGCTGCTGCCATTCCTAACCTCCACTACTATAGGGGTTCGGAATCCTTCTTGTATAGGTACTATTTAGTACGTTCAAGACGTGTTTGTTATATTCTTGTTTAAATATCTCTGCTTCACCGTAAGATTGTTCGTAAAACTTAGCTTTGTAAGCTGCGTAATACTGTGCACAAGTTGACCAAGGGTCTAGTATTTGGTCTACGGCTGTAGGCGTACTCAAAGACAGAGCTGTCGGTAAAATGACAGTATCTAACTCAATGTAATAAGACTGGTCAGGTACAGGAGCAATATAAATCTGTTGTTGACCGTATACGGAGAAACAAATAGGTCTGCCTATGTAATTTTGCCAATAACGTAACTGAGCAGTGAAGTCAGACCAAGGAAGATAACGCATAGGTATACGAGAGTTACCCCAGTATAGGTTAATACCAAGAATATCAATCGTGTTAATGCTATTAGGAAGTGACTGAAACGGTATGATTTCAGCGTTTTGCACAAATAGCAAAGTTGCTGTACCGTCTGCAAAAGCAGTAGATGGGGGAAAAACATTAGTGCCAGTAGGGTACGAAGGTGCAGAAGACCCAGAAGTTCCCGAAGTTTGGTACTGATAAATGTAGACGTTACTAAAAACATATTGCCCCGCAGTCACAGCCGTATTCGCCAACCAAGTCGTGGCTGGCGTTTGATTTGTGTTTGTATTGTTGTACGGGTTAGAGGATGCTATTGGGGTGGACGTGGTTTGTACCGTCCGCAAGCATCCTGTGTCTCTAACTAATCTTTCTCTAGCCTCGTTAATGTAATTCGTTAACTGAGACTGCGACCAAAAGTTATTGTTGGAGTCATGCAACAGGTTTTCAACTTGATAAAGATAATCATTGAGCGTTGGCATGAAGCATCCATAGTTAAGCTACCCGTCTTTCAGAGGATTTTCCCCCGACAGATTTTTCAATCCGCAGGGGTACTACGCCTACAGCCGAGGGTAACGAGCTGTTTTTTACTGGCTTCTCAGTTGTTATTTCAAACTGGTCTAGCTTTTTTAAACTTTCCTCTAGTTCTGCATGAGTTTTAATCCACCCATGCCTTACCAAAATATGTTCTCTATCTTCTAACCCGTAACCAAACAACTGTACTGCTCCAGCTAGTGGAATCTGTACAGACTCGTTACGTTTAAACTCGTAGACAACACCGTCATAACCAATGGTTAATTCAGTGTTGCTACGATTTGTGACAAATACATTTTCCATTAGAACTGGACAACGTCACCGTAAACTTGGAAGTTAACTGTGTTTGCATTACCAGAAGCTGTTGTTACGTTAACGTACAAAGCTGAAGTAACTGAACCAGAAACAACTGTGTTTGACAGGTATGGTTGAGCAATGGTTAAGTCTTGGTATCTGCCTGTAGCAGTCATATTAGACAAAGCTACGTTGGCAACAACTGCGTTAGAAGCGTTGCCATCATTACTTGTCGTGATTGTGACGTAAGCGGAAGAAACTGAACCTGTTGGGTTATTCACCGTAATTCTACGAAGAATAACCGCCCCAGAGCCAGTAACTGCTCCACTATTTGTCAAACCACCATTAACAAACGGCATCGTAGCTACTGCATTTGCCACCGTTGCTAGTGAAACTACTTGAGCAGAACCAATACGACCATTCCCAAATGAATCTAAATATAGCTGCGCTATTGAATCGGGATTAGCCATTGTTTACTCCTTAAACGTTGTTATAAGTACCAGAAACGTTCTGACCGCCTTCGACTGTCAAGACAGTTACGTTGGCTACGTTAGTCGTTGCGTTTGCAAATACGTTAACACCGTCAGAAATAACCATACCACCTGTGTTAATAGCGTACAAATTAGAAACAGCAGTGATGTTTCCAGTTGTTGCATTAACGGCAGTAGCCACAGTAATGAACACGTTAGCCGTGCCAGGAATCAAATATGTTCCTGCTGGGATAACGTTACCAGTGGTTGTTGCTGAAATGTTAGCAAAAGTGAAATACGCACCAGGCGTGTTCGCTGTTGCATTTGCAAGGATGATTTTGTTTAATGCTAATGACATTATTGTGCTCCTTACAGTGAGATGTAGTTGTAGTTGTTAATCTTCGACATTGACTTGGGCTTGACAGACACCAACTCAGCAATCATAAGAACAGCACCTACGTAACCAATTTGCCAATTCGGGAGTGTGGACTCAAATCCTGTGAACACAAATGAACCTTGCTCGTGAATGTACAAGCTGAGGTAGTTAGTGTTCAGGAAGTACACAGTACCTTCTGGGCAATATGGGTCTGGATAAATTGGAACGCCAGCAACCATCAATGCTCTGAAAGCTGCTTGAGGACCATTGTTGTCACCGTCAAAGCCTGAGCCTGGAGTGATAACGTATTGCTCTTGACCTACAAAGTCTTGAGCTAAAAGTGTCCAAGTACCAAATCCACAAACACCAAACGAAGGCATTTCTGCGCCACGCTTAACTGTTCCAGAGATGTACTGAAGAATGTTTTGACGAGTTGGGTTTACGTTTCCTGCGTTGTAAACCTTAGACTGCCACCATGAGTAGGTGCTACGGTTAATGTTACCGTAAGTAGTCTGGTAAGTTGCTCCACCAGTACCGTCATCAATCGCTGCGGGCAAACCGATAAACTGTTGGTTATTTGTGGTGTTGTTGTACAAGGCTGTTGCCATTGCATCCATCATCACGTTGGTTGCGTCATTCATACGAGCTTCAATCAATGGAATGATTGCAGCGTCTTGTTGAGCAACACCTTCCATACCGAGGAACGGCACGGGAGAAATCATCAACTTGAGGTCGTATTCAGCGTTATAAGCACCTTGTTGTACTGAAGGCTGGGCAAAAGAGCCAGAGTAATCAGACCACTGTGCGTTAACAAACTGTGCACCCTGAACAGGTACAGTTACGGAAGATACACCACCGCTAGCTTGTTGACTGTTTGCAATCAACGCTGCCATTAGAGGCGTGCTGTTGTATAACTGCACAACCAGTTTAGGGATGAACGCTCTACGAGTAACGTAAGTTAACTCATTAAATTGCGAACTACCTGTCTGGGGCAGAATTCCACCACCTATAGCCATATTAGCTCCTTAAAGATGGGCATCTCTGCCCTGACAAAATTACACCCTCTTTTACAAACCGATGGGGCGCTGTGGCTTACGCAAATCTGCAAATGCCTTCACCGCCTCTTGCTGCGCTGCACCTCGTGGGTCTTTCCAAAATTTGCCAAGGTCAAATTGGCGAACTGCGGAAGGATTGTATCCAGTAGGTGTAGGCTTTGCAGCCTCTTTCATAAACTTATGATACTCAGCAGCAGTCTCGTGGTCAGAGATTTTTTTCTCTAACATGATTTTTTCAACTGCATCTACTTCGTCTTCAGAAGAAACCAAACCTTTTTTTACAAGTGATTTTCTGCGCTTGTCTAGTTCAGCCTGTGCGTCCCGTGTTCTTAACTCGTTACGAATAGACTCATTTTCCTGACGCATTTGTTGTAATGCGCTGTTGGTATTGTCCTTGAGGTCAATTTCAGGAATGTTGAGGCCAGGCTTAACTCTCTTAGTCAAACGCAAAATGTCCTCCCGTGTGTCGGGGGACTCAGCCAAAGTCTGCATCAATGATGCTAACTCGTCTCGTGCTTCTAAGGAAAGATTTTCTAATGCCATAATGTTACCCTCTTATCGTTTTATATAACTTTTTTACCATCTGCTGGCTTTTCAACTCTCATGCCGCCAAAAGCAGCTTTAGCAGCGCCTGACAAACCACCCAACTGAGAATAACGTGGAGTATTAACTACTACGCCATTTTTCTGGTTGTTGTCTGTAGGTCTACGTGGTTGAGAATTACCTCTGGGTTTGTATAAATCCATGATTACTCCTGTTTACATTGCGGGTGGGGGCATACCTGGTGGCATACCGCCAGGTGGGGGAGGCATACCACCGCCAGGTGGCATACCAGGAATTGGTGCATTAGCCATCGCTTTACCTTCAGGTGTTCCCCCGCCAGCTTGCGGTAGTGTTTGCAACATCTGAAGAATCTCTGACTGTTGAAGTTCATTTGTCTTGTTTTTACGTGCACCCAAGACTTTATTGATTGCACTTATTGCGCTTAGAGCTGCTTTACCTTCTTCGGTATCTGAGCCAAGTGCAGGTAAGGATTGCTCAAGTAAATCCTGAGCCATGCCTAAGTTAATTTTTGCTGCTTCTTTAGAACCCATCTTAGGTTCTGGAGTAGTCATTGGCGAAGCCATTGGAGGAACTTCAGCATCAGACATATTTGCCCCAGGTGGGGGCGCATTAGGGACAGGAGCACCAGCGGACCTTGGTCCACCCATTAACTCCATTAACTTATCTGACGGAACACTCATATTTTCTCCTTGCCCTAGTTTGTAACCACTTACAAACTATTTGTCAATAGGGTGGGCAGTATTTTACGACATACTGCCCAATGTCGGTTCATTTCAAGGGGTTGCCCCCAAGAAATTACTTACGCTTGTGTTTACGAGCTTTACGTGCCATGAGATTTCTCCTTTAGCAGCGGTCACCTACTTATGAGGGGAGGCAGCCACACCCTTTTTCTTTCTCAAGAAATTATCTACGAGTCTTGCGACCTTTTTTACCGTATCTGTGCATCATGATTGTTTCCCTTGGTTAATTAACTTCTGGCGTAGTTACGCTGTGTTCTACCGCCAGATGAAACTTTAATCCCAGTAGTTCTTGATGTCAAGCCTGGACCTGAAGTTTGTTTGCGTAAAGTTTCTGTCGTCACCCGTGGCTGGTCTGCTTTGGGCGATGTTTGTGGTCCACCTACACTTTTTGTAGCCATTATCCCTCCTTCTTAGCGCCAGGGGCTTTGTGTTGTTTGTGTTCACCAGGAGGCTGCTGTGGCTGTGCAGCTTGCTTGGCCTCCATTTGTTTCAATCTTTCCAAGAGTTCTTCTTTCATTGGTGGCTCTATTAAATCAAGTAAAGATTTTTTGTCAATAGCCCCTGCCTTGAGTAAGTTGAACGCCAGTGTGCGGGTGTCTTCCGTAAATATCGGGCTGTTTGAATGTCCGTCCACTTTAACCGTAAATTCTTTGGTGAATTGCTCGGCAATGAAAGGTACACCGTGCGTATCTTTGAGGTGGGTATCATCATAAAGTTGCATACACTTTAGGTAAAGGGTTGCTAGTTTTTCCAATGAATCTTCAATTATTAGCGCTCGTTTTTTAACTCTTGATGACCCCAGTCGAGCTAACTGGCTTGCGTGTCCTGCTGACCTAACTCCTGCTTCTCCTTTACCTTGGAGAACGTTGCCCACGCCAGATGCTTCTTCAAACATAGCGTCTATTTCACGCATCTCTGTAAACAAATCTGGAGGCATAGTTGGTGCTAATTTTTCTACTTTAGCGTTAGGCATATCTGTGGATAACAATCCCCCTGCACGGTTGAGTGCAAAGTTTTTCTCATCCAGTATTCCTGTGAACCCAATCAAAGCGGTTGGAGGAGAAACTTGTTTTGACAATAAGTCAAGAATCTCCGTCATCCGTCTGTTGCGTAACTGTTGAAGGTATATGAGGCGCTGTACTTCAGAAGCGCCCCAATAGTAGTCGTACAGTGGGTTAGGGCAAATCTGAATAAAGGGTAACTCACCCTTCATAAACATTTCTTCGCCTGAACGCTCATAGATAATGATGTCTGGGTCTGCTTTGGTGACAACTCTATAATCCGCTGCCTCGTCATCCCAAATCCACAACTCGGTCATCTCTACCGTATCTTCTGAGACTTCTGCTTTGTATCTATTGCCACCAGCCAAATCCAAGTTAACGTTACCGTAGATAGTGGGGTTAGACTGAGAAATAATAATGCGTTCAAGTCCGTTGGCAATTTCTGTCCTCTCGTGGGGCATGGAGTTCATGCGATGAATAATCTTGTCCCTGTTTGGATGGCTGTACAGCCTAGTGTATAACTCAGACTTGGTAATGTAATATTTTTGAATCAGGGCTTCTTGCCTGTCAGTGTACGTAATGTCCTCACGCAACACACCTACACAACCAGGCTCTACCATGTACGGGTGGATTCCGTTGTTCATAATGAGCTTGACGTAAGTTGTTCCGTAAACAAGCGCCCAAGTAGTAGCTGTAGAAAAAACTTGGTCAGCGTTGCTATTTAACCACTCATTGTTGAGTGATTTTGTCAACGTTGGGATTTTTCTGTGTTCATTATCGTGAACAGACGCCCCCAAGTTAATGGAAAAACGGGTGGTCTCAGCCGAGTACAGGAAAGAAGTTACCTGGTCTAAGTGAGGAAATATTTTGTTGTAGAGTGCAGGAGCCTCGTCAGGCCCGTTACCAAAGAGATACCAGTTTCTCAGGGAGGCGTAATCTACCTTCCTAGAGTTTAAAGACACTTCACATTTGTAAATGATGTCCCTAAAGAACTCATCTCTGTCTAGCATCCCCTTTGGTATTTTCATTTCTACTCCGCACTGGTGTTAATCTTTAAACCCTCATGGTCAACCTGAGTCCCTGCGCCTGGTTTGGGTGGCACAAATTGTCCTACACTTTTTGGTAAAACGCTAACAGACTCGTCAGCTACGGGCTTAAATTGCCCTCCCATGACGGATTTGAGGTTGATATTACCACCATTACCCCACATTGCGCCAGATAATCGTTGCTGAACCAGTTGTTCCTCTTGCATTTTCTGATTATGAGCCATAGCCTCACCAGCTTGTTCAAATTCTTTGTTAGATAGCTTATTTTTGCGTTTTAGATAGCCTTCTTGGTGTTCACCCGCTTTTGTAGACTTAATATCGGTCATATCAAACTCCAAAGCCAGTTGTTTTAAGTTTCTGTCATTAGATTTGGTCTTTTCGGACTTCATCCCCACTGGTTTTAAGAAAATTACCGATAATTCGCCTTTACAGAACTTCATGGGGCATTTTGCCTCCCAAGATTCAAATACACCATGCTCTGTGCACATATAGTCTTTTAAGACACTCATATTTACCCCCTCTAGTTAAGTTTTCAACAGAATATTGTCAAAATTGCTGTAATCATGCCTATTTAAAGGCTTGCTTTGAACTTTAAACCCCCCGTTAGTAAAGACTAACTTGTTCATTGGTATGACTGGGGGCGCTGGTTCTTTCCTGTAATCAGGATAAGTCTCGTTGGTATGCTTCTTCATAACCCGTATCTTGCCCTCTTTCCAGTGTAAGTAAGCTCTGTTAAGTCCACGTTGAGTTGATTCGGTCATGGGTAGTTTGTCTTCTTTTATGATGTACACAAACAAACGTTCAGAGATACCCGCTATTTCGCAAAAATTCTTAATAGAAATACCTCTATCCTTGTCTGCTAAGAATAGTTTTAGTTCTTTTTTAAGCGTTCTCTTATCTAGAGGTTGCATCTTTACCCCCGTATACGCCAATCATTTTGAGGTAGTTACTTACATTCTTGCCAACAGCCAGTTGTTCAGGGGTGTACTCGTCTTGTTTTAAAGACATTTCTTTTGACAAACGCATACCAATTAACCTTGGCTGAACTTGCTCGGCCCAAGCAATAGTTGCTAGGGCTGTTGCAATAACTCTATCGTCTTTGCCACGACCAGGTGCGCCTATGAATCCGTCTTCACGAACAATACCCTTCATTTCTTCTAAGGTATCCATACTAAAGATGCCCATCATTCCACGCTCAAAATAATCTTTCATGTAAGAAAGCATACGTTCTTTAGATGATGAGGTGGTATAGAAGCCTATGGAGTTGGACAGACCGCCCATCGCATCGTTTCTACGCCAGATGTAATTTTGCATACTGCCAAGTACGTCCATCATGTCCTTAGCCATAGGACCTTGAATAGCCGCTGCTAGGCGTTTTAGATTTCGTAGTTCATTGATGACGGCTTGTCCTGGTCCGTTGACTTCGAGGTTAAGAGTCGAGTTTTTGTATGCTCCAGCAAGGTGAGCAATGACCCAAGCGAACTGGTAAGTGTTAAGCTCCGATGTGGCGAACTCAGCAACTTGGTCAAGTCCGTCTGCATAGACTCTAAAGACTTGTATGCAAAATCTGTCAGCCCAGTCTGAGCTGCCGTAAGCTGGGTCCGCCCCGATAACGTAGTAGGCGGTATCAATGGGTTGTTGCCATACCCGAAGCGTTGCCAAACGGTCTGAGGACGGTAGGCACTCTGTGTCTTGAAAGAGTTGTCCAAAGGCGTATCTGTAACATTCGTAGTCGAGGGATTTTGCGTATTTGGCTGCATCTGTACACCTGCTGTTAGAAAAGAAACTTGTTCCTGTCATTACAAAAGCATAGTCTTCTGTGGGTGGGAACTCCTGGTACATGAGGGTTTCGTCTTTAATACCCTCTGCCATTTTCCACCGCCACCACGCCATTTGACGGGAGTTTATCTCAACCCCGTACAGTTTTTTAATCTCTTTCACCCATTCTTTCTCATCAGGCTTGAGCTTGCCGTCCCAGTAAACTTTGTATTCTTTAGAGTCTGGTCCAACAGAATAATACTCGTTACGCCACCATCCGCAAAAGATTGCTCTCTGTGTTCTGGCTCTCTTAGCCGTCTTGTACATATCATGGAACATATTGAACCCTTGTGCAGTAGATTCAAAGATGTACAGACGTTGTGGGTTTTTTTCCGCAAGAGAAGCAATCAGGGAAGCTAGACCTTCGTCATTGCCCCAAGACGCTGTTTCAGTTGCGTGTAGGTATGTAATAGCTTTTCCTTGACCCAAGCGAGATTTGTTACCAGCGATTTGATAAAAGATTCTTGACCTGTTTTTGAGGACCATTTGATTGCGGTTGTGAGCAACCAAAGGAATCTTGTACTCCTTGGGTAAACCGTCAATATACATTCCCAAAGTTGACCTGAACATATCTCGGTTTTCTTCAGTATCGGAGACAAGAGTACCTTGCCACCCAGGATGAGTAAATTGCCAATACAAATCAAGGGCAAGGCTAACAGTAGTAATACCCAACTGCCGACCTTTAAGAATAACGAAAAAATGAACGTCATCTTTTAACCCCTTATCTATTTCTTCCATGACATAGGTTTGGGTCCCCAGTAACTTACCCATCTTTTTGAGACCTTCTTCCTTGGTCTCAATTTTTAGCTCGGCACAGAACTTGTAAAACTTTTGTAAATCAAAATCCATCATGCCTCCCAGGGCATCGTCTCACCATACTTCTCAGTCATGTGTTTGTGACCAGCGTCAAAGAACTCTTTTGTAACGCTACCAGGGTTACCCCCTAATCTGAAATTAAAAGAATGTTTCTTGGTTGTCCCGTATTTAGGAAACATCTGTTTGGCAACACGGTAGAACTCTCTGTCAGAACCAAAGCCAGGCATACCAAGGATGGCTGATATTCCCTTTAGTTTTTCTGTTCTCATGCCCCACATACACCAGTCCACA